AGAAGCGCAAGTCAATGTTCGCTGCGTCTGAACCACGAAAGGATGCAAAGCCAGCCCACCGTGTCGTGGCTGTGTCAGTGGGGAACTTGATATACGCAACCTTGGTACTGTTGGCGGCACCAACAGCGGTCAATATATTCTGGGCCGAATCAAGAGTCATAGAATTTGTACCGGCTGACGAAAAGGCAACATTGTTAGCTAACGAGCGATACATACCCGTGTCTTCATCCCCAGCAAAACCAAAGGAAACCGACCCGGCAGAACCACCGCCGGCTTGAATTATATTTGTCCCACTGGTTTGCCCGATGAGTGCCCCATTCGCATTGAATTCCCACTGGAACGCGCCACCAAGCGCGACACGCATAGAATCAGAGCCGGTACCGTAGAAGCCCGTATTTTTGTCGCTCTGAAAAGAATGGCTTGGAAGCGACACGGTACCGTCGGGCACGTAGATGTTGCCGGCCTTCGAGATGGTCATGAGGTTTGTCAGCGCCGCGTTAGTGAGCTGGAACATATCGTTCGCTGTGTTGAGGTCGTCGGTCGGTGCCAAGAAGACAAGTCCGTCTGCAGCACCGCGGACATCGAGTTGTTTGGTCGGGACCACGCCTATACCAATCTGCTTCTCAAAAACCACGTTACCGGTGGTCCGCAAGGAAAAAGCGTTGGTAGATCCATGCTTGAAATACCCCTTCACGTAGGTATCGCGCCAACAAATGGCAGACGTACCGAGGTCATGGGTGTTGTCGGTGCTGCTCACCAAAGTCGTGTTGATTGCTACGGACGCCAGATTGTCCAACGCTTTCGTTGCTCCACCGGCTGCGCTTACCGCCTGCCATGACGGGAGAGAGGCCGCGCCGTTCGACACGAGGATTTGACCAGAAGTCCCAAGACCTGAGACGTTCTGAAGAGTGCCCGTTGAGGTGGTTCCTCCACAGATAACCGAGTAGGCCGTAAAGGATGCGGCATTTGTCCCACCGTTCGCAACAGGAACCGTTGAGACAGCAAGCGTGGTACCACTTTTCGAGAGGCCGGTGCCAGCGGTGTCAATCTTCGTGTCCAGCTGCGTTTGGAGGGCGGACGTCACGCCAGTCAAGTAACCCAGTTCTGTCGCAGTGGCGAGCGTCGTAGACCCGTTCTTGATGCTTGTGGCAACGTGTAGGGACCGGAAGTTCTTTGTGGTTGAGCCGAGATCGATCGCGTTATCGGAGGCGGGGAGCAAGGACGTGTTAATGGCAACCGCTGAAAGATTGTCCAGGGCCACCGTAGCGCCACCCGCCGCAGACACCGACACCCAAGTAAGGATACCGGTACCGTCGGTACGAAGCACGTCCCCAGAGGCGCCATCGTTCGGCGGAAGGGTTAAGGTATAGGCGCCAAACGCGCTAGAAAGGCCCTGGATGGTCACAATGCTGCCCGCGCCTGTCGAAACCTTAAGGGCCGTGGTTGCGCGTACGGTCGGGGCTCTAAGCTCCAACGTAGCCACAGCGTAGCCGGTATTGTCGATCGCGAAGACGGTGGAGTCAAAAGCTCCGCCTACGCGGACATTGAGGCCCGTGCCATTGGCTTCCGCAAAGAGTCCGACAGTGTTGGACGTGCTGGAAGCGAAATAGAAACCTGGGGAATCATAGGTTCCTGCATCTACTTTAACGCGACTGAACACAACACTTGAGGTCGTTGCAATGTCCTGTGGCGTTGTGAACGTAAAAGCACCCGATGAAGGGGTGATGGTGATTTGGTTCGTTGTACCCGTTAATGCGTAGGCGACGGGTGTTCCGCTCGCGGCGATAGCAACTACGGCGGTGACGCCGAGGGCGTTAGCAAGGGCTTTAACTTCGACACCCGAAGGAATGTAAAGAAGGCCGTTGCTTGCCGCTGTGACGTTGTATTGGTGATCCGCTAAAGTGACAACGCCGGCTGTACTGACTTTCGCCAAAGCATTCGCCACACTGGCAGAGCCTGAGAAAGACGATCCGTTATAGATGATACCGGTGCCGCTGACGAAGCTCATCACCCCACCGCTGGTGGAGGTCAAAATGCCGGTAGATACTGGGGCTGCCGTGGGCAAGGTGAACGTGGTGGAGGGCGACGTGGCACCGGCCCGTAATGTAAGCGTGTTGGCATTCGAGGCGTTGTAGAACACCATCGTGCCAGTAACTGAGCTCGCTGTGCCGACATTCCAGCTGTCAAAGGAGGTTTTCCAGGACATAACCCCTGCAGTGGTGGCGGTTAAAACGCCCGGTGTTGACCCGGGCAAGGCCGTTGGCCATGTATAGGTTGTGTTGGCGCCAGTCGCTCCTGCCTTAAAGGTCAAGTAGTTGGCGTTTGAGGCGTTGTAGAACGTCAGGGTGCCGGTGAGGCTGTTGGCCGTACCAATAGAAACATTGTCCCAGGTTGCCGTCCCTGAATTGAACTCGTTAAACTGCGCAACGAGAAAGTCCAAGTTGATGCGCATCTTGGAGTTGAGGGCAAAGCCAACTGCCGGAAGTGGAAAGGGGATCTGAATAGCCATTAACTTGCCGAGATCCGTTTCTGCCCGTACGCTTTTCCGTACAGGGTCAAGCTGTGAATCTCCATGTCAATGGTTGAAGAGCTTAATCCGGCTTTAAACTGGAAGAAGTTACCGCGACCGGTAAGGACACTAGAACGAGACGTGATGAGCTCCGACGACGTGGCAACCTGGGAGAGGGTGAAGCTCTTGGTGTCTGGCAGGAAGTCGAAGCCATAATTCACAGAAATGCTGCCTGAAGCGCGGGTCAAGTAATTGGCCGTCATTTTACCAATTTGAGTGACTTGTTCAGCACCGCCTGGGTTCATCCATCCACCGCGCCAATAGGCAGCAATGGTGCCGGGCGAGGTTTCGGAGGCGTCAGCGTAGGTTGCGGCGACAGCCGGCGTGTAGATAAAGCCGTCCGTACCACCCATATAAACCGATCCGTTGTCGAAACGCATGACAGTGTTCATCTTGTAACCGGTGGTGGCACGAAGCCAGCACTTGTTACGCAGATCCCAAATGATCGCACGTTTCACGCTGGAGATCGTGACAATCCAAACCAGCCAATCGTAGTCAGATCCTTTCTGACGGAAACCTTCAGTGTATTCCAGCGTAGAGCCATCCACCGCGTTCCATAGGTCGTCCGCTTGGTTCGGGTATTCCTGAAGCGCCTCACCCGTGGTGGATTGCATACGCTTGTCTGCAGTGATGAAGTACACGGTACCGTCAACGTTCACCACCGCACGTTTGCCCACGCATCCGATGTTGTCAAACAGGGTGTAGCTTGGGAATGGAGAAGATGAAATCACCATTTGATAGGTGGAGTTCTCTTTGAAAACGAGAAGATAGTTGGTGCTAATCACCATGGTCGCCGTGATCTTTTGGTTGTCGCTGAGCGAGCCAATCGTGGCACTGCCAGAACCTGCGCCGGCGAAGTCGGTCGCGCCACCGATAATCGACCAAAAGATCGAAGAAGGGGCCGCCGCTGTACGATAGGCGAACACACGGTTGTTCGTGCTGAACGCGCCATAGGCAGATGGGGCGGTGCCACCGAGAGCTGTAGCGTTGCCGCTACCGCTCCATGTAATCGGGGCGTTGGGGGCGGTCGTGCTTCCGCCGAACCCGATGATGGCGTCGTTGAAAGTTAAGAAGTCCCATTTGTTGTTTGCACCGGTAGTGATGGTAACTGAGCCCGTCGAGTCAGTGAAGGTCGTGCCGAAAGACGCGGCGGTAAAGAACTTGTTACCGCAAACAGTAACGAGGAAGTTGGTACCATCCCCCTTAAGCAGATAGCCTAAGCCTTGGATGTTGGCGCCGCTGTTCAAAGCCGAGCTGTTGTGCTTGGCGTTGCCCAAACGGCTACGGAATCCAAGACCACCCGGCTTCAGGACAATGTTGTCCAGGTCGTTGGCTTGGTTTAATTCGAGGGCGTCGGCAGAGAGATTGCCACAATAGCCGCCACCGAAGTTACTGATAGGAACTGGTTTCTTCTTATCCATTTAGTACTCCGGGTAGTTCGACGGCCAGTTCAGTCGCCCAATATAACGACGCGGGCGAGTGTCCCACGGCTGTAGAACGGTCAACTGATCTGGGATTGGGTTGTAGTTTTCGCGCATGTCCTTAACAGCTTGGTCGTAGCGTGCTTTCGCGGTGGTGATCCGGTCGTCATCGATGTAGGCGTGGCCAAACATCCACAACGCACCGAATATGAGGATGTCGTGGAACTTCTCGGGTAGGTTGGGAGTGGCTGTGCCGGTCATGTCGATGGGGAGGCCGAGATAGCGGAGCTGAATGTTCTGGACGGTGCTTGGAGTTGGGTACATTCCGATCTGCCAGTACTTATTCGTGTCCACACCAGCCAGGTAGTAGATGTAGGGGTCGCCGGTGGCTTCTGGATCCGGCAAGTACCGGTCGAACGAGCGAATGTCGACGGCACCCAATTTGGTTTGAGTTCTAGCCTGCCTGGCGTCGATTATGCGGTCACAATCAGACGCCAAGGAGTAGAAGACCTTCCGGAGCAAATACGTCGCTCCTGAGAGGTCTGAGGCGCCGTTGAAGGGAACTGACAGGGTGGCGGCAGCGGCGGCTGCCGTGTGGGCGCTAATGAGATACCAGTCGCTTGAAACCGTCGTGAACTGGATCATGTACTGATTCGCTACACTGGCCGCGGGGGCGCTTGAGAACGTCAAGGCTGCGCTATTCGCGTTGATGCTGACCGTGCCTGTCGTAATGTCGGCCACCGTTTGAATGGTGCCTAGTTTCAACAACCACGGCCAGTTTTCAATGCCGCAGACCTGTTTGTATGCGGCGTTGACCCAAGCACCGAGAATGGTTGCGTCGGTGGTGGCGTCAAGGCCGGTTTCGTTTGCTACTCGAGTTACAAGTACTGAAAAGTCCACGAGGTACCTCTTTTAAGCTTTTATTTCCCCAGTCTGCTGAGCACGTTTGATCTCTCGAGCGCGAGCCAATCTTTCCTTTGCAGCCAGTTTGTTGGCTTCTGACATTGGTTTGCGCTCCTTCTTGGCGGGTAAAGCCGCCGTGTGGGCCTCAACTTGCACAGCAGCCTTTGCCACTGGGGGAGAAACAAGTTCGGGGAGCACCACACGGGGTATATTGGACAGCGGTATCGGACCTGACGACATGATACCGGGTTGAATTGCGTACCAGACTCGCTCTTGCACACGATCAGCAACGGGCACGTTGTTTTTGATGTAGCGGTCTAGGTCGGCGAGGCGTTCTTTCGCTTCGTTATAAATGGTGAAGAAGATGAGCGAACCATCCCCTGACTGACTTAGTTCGATGCCGGGGAGGAGTTCGTCCACCATGGCGTTGGTTGGTACTTTGCGGCCATCCTGCATTTCGTATTCCGGGACGACACGCTGGTTGGTGTCATATGGGTCAACGATCATTTTCTTGGCGCGACGGTACAACAGGCTTTTCGGGATGTTGTCGAGGTAGACAACTTTGTCCCCGTTCTTGTGGCCTGACACTTCTTTGATGAGAATGTTCTTTAACAGTTCCATTGTGAATCTCCTTTATTGGTGTAAGTCGGTCCCCTTGGGTGCGGCTGGGGCTCAATAAATTTGACGGGGGATTATGCTCCGCCGGTAAGGGTGGCTCCTGACCTGACGATGTCCCCGATCGCGGGGTTGGTGACAAGGCCAATTGAGTTGCCGGCAACGCCGACGGTGTTGGCCGTGATGCGCACGACAGTCTCGCTACCGACGAGAACCACAGAGTTACAGGAAGTGTCGTCAGTGTAGAAGTTGATGGCGATTGAAATATTTTCAGCGTTGCTTTCTGGTGTGATGCCAGCCGTCCACTCAATCCCTTCTCGCAGCGCCTTTCCGCCGATCGTGACGATGGAGCCGACCGTGTTTGAGCCTATGAGGGTAAGGGTTCCAGTGGCGTAAACCGTTCCACCGGACGCCTGGTTAACACCGAAGCCTTGGAGCGTTGTCCAAAGACCTACGTCCACTACGTTGGCTCTTTAACGTATAGGACGGTCACATAGGACGTGTTGCCGTCGAGGTTGACATTACATCCGCCTGGAAACAAAAGACCGCCGGGGTATTGACGAACCACGGCCTGGCTGATAGTTCCGTTAATTTGATCGTATTCTGTGGTGGCCGCGTTCTCAAGAGCCACGACGGCAGCGGTACCGGTTGATTTAACGATGACAGCAAAGACGCGGGTTGGGGTGCCTGAAGCTCCGACGACGTATCCGTCAGCGGTGAGACGTGTAGATCCGATGTTCATTTGAGACTCCTTATTTGACCTTTCTGAATTGAATGTGGAAACCGCTGATAACGTTGAGTAGAACCATGGCTAGATCCAGGCCGAAGTGTTTCCAGAACGGGATCTTCTTAACCCAGTCCCGGAAGACGTAAACCACTGCCGTGATCTCGAAACCAAAATCCCAACGAACGTGTGCCTCTTGTAGATTGTATTTCCGTGGGTCTGCCGAACTCCATGTATTCTGCGAGAACGACGTGAATGTCTGGGGGTACATGGGACGTTTGTGTGTTGGATCAGCCATACCGGCCGTGTCCCAGCCGTAGGGCAGTCGAAGCTCCATCGTCCCACCAACTGCCAAAACTCTATCTGCCTCGCGCATGAAGTGGATAACGTCGTCGAGGTGCTCCACACAATGCGACGAGAATATGCTGAAGACCGAATGATCAGCCCAAGGCCACGGACCGTTCAGGTCAACGACCTGGTCGATACCGGGCGCTGCGTAGTAGTCGACGTTAATGGCGTTCGCTATGGGTTGTCCGCCGGCGCCGAGATTAAGACAAGGAATCAAGTTGGATAACTGTATCGTGTCCATTGTAAACAAACCCTCCTTTTGATTGATCTGAGTTGAGCCACTTAGTGTAAGACTCCAAGTTGTAAGTGGTTGGTTCGTCTTCGTCGATTTGGTCACAGATAACCGAGCTGTCTGCCCACATCTGCATTCCTGCCTCTCTCATCTTCGTGTAGAAGTAGATGTCGGTGCCATGTCCGAGGGTCCCAGCTTTATCTTCCCAATACGGAAACTCAAGTTTCTCAAACGTCTCTCGTTTAAACAGCGCACACCCCACACCGGGGCATCCGATCTTAAACAGCGCATTTGGTGGGAATGTTGAAAGCCGCGTGTGGGCATACTTGTTGTCAACCCAGTTATTCGGCAAGGGGAGGTACAAACACGGCTCAGAGCTTCCACGCAAAAAGTACACACCAGAGACACCGTCCAGGTTGTACTGGATAGCGTGCTTGAGTAGCTTGGTGATGGCATCGGCCGGCAGGATCATGTCCTGTTCTGTCCAGAAGATGTAGTCGACGTTTGAAGCAATGGCGACTTTCACCAGCTCATTCGAGGCTGCAGCGAGTCCCATCTTGCGGGTAACGGCAACAACATGGGGCTTCACTACATAACCTTCTTTTGCAAGCGAACCCAGCACTGTGAGGTGTGAGGCATAGACGCGACCATGAATTGGCCCATACGTCGGGCACGCGAACATCAACGTGGGCACTGGCCCCTTCTCTGCTTTTATGAGGACGACGTTATCTTCCATATAATGGCTCTCCCGATCCATACGATTTCTTCTACGATTGTCAGGTTCGTTTCTTTGAACCGCTTCCCAGCACACCAACACATTCCGTCCGCTGCAATTTTGTTCGCAGTGACGATTTGATGGCAGCTCAGACACCGCAGGAACGTCGTGGTTCCGATCATGCCGTGTGCTTGTTGGCAGAGTTCCATACACACCGCTTGCAGCTTGTTCGCTCTTTTTCGAAATGGCGCTTCAATCATAGTTTCCTCCCAGAAATTGTGCCCCAAGGGTGTTCCCACCCCTGAGGACTTGGTGTTAATTTACATGCACTTAATGAATACTTTCTTGCTAACCGATCCGGTCGAGGTGGCATGAGACTCCACCAGGATGAGGGTCGTGTCGCCAGCTGATGCAGACGCCGCGTAGTCTTGCGCGTTTACAGCAACCAAACGAACACCCGCCGGTATGGAGGTGTCCGTGGTGAGCATTTGGCAGGTTGAACGATAGCCGTAGGTTTGAACCAGGCCGCTAGTCAACGCCGGAATGGCCGCATGAACCACGCCGACCATGGCAGTGAGGCCAGCCGTAGTCGGTTGGGAAATGCGCAGACCATTGACGTTTGTCGTGATGTCGAGTTGTGCAATTGAGTCTTTTGGAAGGGCAGACGCGCTCGGATTGTAGAACGCGCCGTATATAACTTCCAGGTCGCCGAGAGGGCCACCGTTGATTTGTGAGATAAGCATTTTGAGTCTCCTTAGATTTAGAGTAGAATGAACAAAGAAACGCCGGGCGTACCCGCGCTTACTTTGAACGTGAATGTCGTGCCCGAGAACGAGGCATTTACCGCGGCGGTCGAGCTGGTAGTAACCGATGTCCAAAACGCCTTGGGCGCTGGGCCTTTGTAACTGTATGTATCGGTATCACCAACTGCCGTGAACTTGAAGACACGGACGATGCTTTGTCCCTCGGTTGAACTTGCGAATGTAGCTGCAGCCATGGGAGTCTCCTTTTATGCCGTGATGGAAATGATCTTTCCGAGCTTTCGACGATTCTTCACAACTAATTCCAAGGCGACGAGATACTGAGCCACGCGAGCGTCTTGGTTTGCTGGTTTGACCCAATCAGTCATTTTGAAGTCCGTGTCTGGGTCAATGACGAGTTCCATTGCTTCGCTGTTCAGGAAGTACATAACGCCTGACGTGCACTGGGAGTCCACATCGACAACGGCGCTTTTGAACTTCAGCTTTTCGAACGAACCGTTGCCGGTATTGTCCGAAGCGCCGAACCGCTGTTGCGGGGTCAGCGACGCTTCGTAGAAGTCACGAATGGCCGTGGTGGTCAAGAGCAGCTCTGGGGGGCTGATCGGCATCCGTTGTTCTAATGTGCTCCACTGGGAGCGCATATCGGCCAAGCCTTGCGCCGAGAACGAACCGCCGGTGACAGACTTTGCTTGCCAGAACGCGTAGGTTGTGGAGTTGATTTGACCGATGGTGCTGGTTTCGTCAATGCTCGTAACCAACGAACCGACGTCCGCGGCTCCCGGAGTAGTCGCGAACAGGGCGGTGTTGATCGTGTCGCGCAGGGTCATTTCCGCGTCTTCGATTTTCGTTTTCACGAGATTGATGACTTCGTACTTGCCCTTGTTCTGAACGCGCTCTTCTTTACCGCTCAAGCTGATAGAGGCCGCAGCTTGTTTGTACAAGAACTGAGCAGCCGTTTCGTTGTCTTGCGGGGTTACATCGATGGTCTGATAATTGCTGTAGAAACCAGCGGTCGAGTTCTTGCTGGAGCGGATCGGGACGATGATGGAAGTTCCACCGCCGCCGCGACGCACTTTGCCTTTCTTCGAAAGGAAGTCCAGCAACGTCAAGCGGGAGAACACCGCATTCTGCAACTCTTTGATATCTCGATTTTCTTGGGTGGTCGAAATCAGCGCACCTACGCCGGTCGGACCCCAAGTGAATAATGATTCCATGGCCATTTTGAGTCTCCTTAGTTTATATCTCTAAGGCGTCCACTATGGACTCTTTCTCCCGAAAGCCTATTGTTTAGCCTTTACCTTTACTCTCTTTCCTTGAATGGCGAAATTAATCGCCTCGTCAAATGTACTGCCTTTATCTACATAAGCGATGTTCGCGTCGCCTACAGATGTACCGGTGCTCACTACCGCAGCTCGCTTCTCTTGTACACGTCCTTGGGCTCTTTGCAGAGCTTTCGCCTCTAACGTGTCCCTGATCGTCCGCGCTCGCTCATAAGCAGCCGAGACGGCTGACTCGTAGGATTGATGCCGATTGCTTTGCATCTCCTCTTCGAGGAATGGTTTCAATATACCAGCTTCGTGCAGTTCCACGGCGTCGGGGTTCAGATCGGCAAAGTCCGAAAGGGTTTGCTGAAACTGAGTGACTTGTTGCGTAGTACGAAGTTGTTGGAGCTCTGCACCATACATCTGCGCAGCTTCGTTGATCTTAACCTGCACAGCGCGGTTGACGAGCTCATTAAACTTCGTTCCAGTGGAGTCAAGCTGCGCCTCTTCCCAATCTCTCTGCGTGACTACACCGGAGTCTTGGGGGGCGGCAGGGGCTTGTTGGGCCGGGGCTGCTTGCTGCCTCCATTGCTGGAACTGCTGCCAATCTTGGCTTCCTTGAAACTGTTTGAATTCCTGCCCGAGGCGACGATCTTCGCTTTCGGCCATTGCTTTCTTTGTGAGGTTGCGTTGGGCTTTCTTGGCCCAGCCTTGTAGTTCGGGGGGGAGTTTATTTACATCTCCATCCCATTCAACGTCGGCGGGAGCTGCTGGTGATTCTGCAACGGGTGCTGTTTGCGTTTCTGGTTCGGGGGCAGATTCCGCATCCTGTGTCGGGGCCGGAGTCTCGGTTTGTGAATCCGGTTCTGCTGGCTTTCCTTGGGATGCGCTTATCGCTTTCTCGAATGCGTCTTCGCTTATCATTGTTGTTCTCCTGTGGTAGGGGCCTTACCTTGATGGAGGCTTTCCTAAATGGGGAGGAAATTGTGCCCCGATGCCGAGGGTTAATGCGGCACCGGGGGCTTTGCTATAGGAAGTACTTTTTTCGCTGCGAGGGGTGCATATCGGAGGCGCGACGTGAACCGTGAATCCGGTCCCCAAGCTCTTGTACACCGGCTTGCTTCATCGCCCAGGCTTTTTCTCGTCTGCTGGAGAATGGGATGGGCTTGCCGGTTTTGGGGTCGGCGATGTTTTCCTCAGAATGAGTACCAGAACCGTATCCGTAATAAACATCAGGAGTTGCAGCAGTAGCACCGGAACAACAATCGGAACAATACCGACGAGCCTTGCCATTGCCCACAACCATTCGGCGTAGTGACACAACTTCAAACGACCGGTCACACGTGTCACAGTTATTTTCCATGGGACTCTCCAGCCCCACCGATGTTGAATAACTTCGCGGCTTCCAGCTGAACCATGGATTGCTTCGTTGCTTCGCGCTCCGCTTTGATCTGTGTATCGGCGGCACTCTGGGCAACTGTAAGCTCCATCTGCTGTTGCTGCTGTTCGGCTGATTGTTGCATGCGTTGTTTGGTCGATTCGATTTCGTCCTGTACCGCTTTGCTGAAGCCGGCCATGTCGAGCTCGTCTGCAATCTGTGTGCCGATATATTGAGTGACTGGGCCGGGCTGTATACCGAGCTTTGGCAGGGTGTCCAAGATCTGCATCATCATCGCCAGCTTTTGGGCTGAGTCGAAGGGCTTGGTCGAGCCCGGGACCACTTCGAAATCAAACTCACCTTGGATATCTTCCTTGGTGAAGGTGAATCCGTTGGCTGTTTGGATTGCCCCCTGGTCATTGGCAGAAGGACGCTGTTGCAGTTCCTGCACCATCTCTTGCATGTCGTCGCCAGTGACGGCAACGTAGAACGGCATATCTGCAAACTGCTGCAGCAACGCCACTTGATTAGAGGCGATGTCCTCAATGAAGTCCTCGATCGTGTCGATCTTATCTTCGCGCCGGTTGTTGGCGCCCTCGTTCATATTATTCAGCTCACCGAGCGAACGGGTGGCCGTCTTCTGGAGGCCGCCTTGCTCGTTGATGGTCTGGCCGTGTGTGCGAACCATGTCCTGCTGCACTCGGTCCTCGATGGCGTAAATGTCAGTCTGGATGCTGGGGTACGGGATCGGAGCGACGATGTCGCCCAGAGGCCGGCCATTGCTTTGAATCTCCAACACAGCGCCGGTGATACCTTGACTGAATTGATCCTTCGCATCCTGGCTCATATGGCCTTCGGCCAAGAGGAGTTGACGGTTGAAGCGTTTGATATGGTCGAGTTCCTGAGCACGAATCTTGATGAGCTCAAGCACTTGGGGTTCAAACATGTAACAGTCCGGCAGCCCATACGGGCACATCGGATCGTCGTTCAGACGCAAGAAGGAGAACGGGAATCCCTTCATGGCGTAGGGCCATTTCGCGGGGGCGCTGATATAGTACTCGCAGCCTTCCGTGATGGTGAATACTTCGCCGGCCATCTTATTCCAGACTTCGTACATCTTAACCATATTCGAGTCCGGGGCGAAGCGACGCTCTGCGTCCATCGGGTCATCTTGCGTGGCGCCTTCTTTCATCGACGCAGAAAGGTTCTGGGTGTGTTTAAACGCCTTGTTCTTCTGCGCTTCTTCCACGGACATCCATACCTCGTGTGCAATCCACTGGCAATCGTAGGGCGGATCGTTCGCATCCGGGTTAAATGTGATGTTATTGTATGGAACGCGGTATCCGAAAAAGTCTTCAGACTCGATGAACTCAAACTGCCTACCGTTCGCGTCTTCGATGCTCCCGAATTTGCCAGTGTAGCCCGATTTGAACCAAGAGTGACCGACAAGCAAAGCATCCAAAAGGTTCTTCTTGTTTTCGCGCTTGATCTTCTTGGTGCGCCAAATGTAATTGATGGCCTTCTGCAGAATCTTGGACGACAGGATGCTCGTCCCCTTCTTGGGGTTAATCGAGATCTTGGGGTCGCGCAAGGCAAGACGCGGAATCTCCGCCTTCACATAGGCAAAGATGTAGTTGAGGGCCGGGATGTAAACGTCTGAGGAATCCTGCAAGCCGGCGAACTCGCCACGGTATTTCTCGGTTAGGCCTTCCCAGTGGTAGCGTTCTGCCACTTTCTTCTTGTAGCGCTTGGCGTGGTCAATCTTCGTCAACCACTTTTGCACAGCACTGGCTTCATCACGCATCTTGTCGGTCTTCTCTTGGTCGTTGTCTTTGTATTCACGTCGGGCCATAAATCTCCTAGCGGATATCGCGGAAAAGTTTGCCAATCACTGTTGGCTTCTTCTTGCCTTGGTTCTTCCACCACCCCATGCTGTTCTGGGGGTACTCACCGGGCTTAGCATCGGCCATGTTAAAGGGGCGCCAAAATTTCACTTGGTACGCCAAAGCGTCGATGATGTCGTCGTGCTGCCCTTTCGGGAACTCCAGCAGTTGCTCCTCCAGCGCGTAGGCACCGGCGGTGTGGTAGATGCGGCGGTTGGAGTAATGCGGGATGAGCCCACGTATGCGGGCAGCTTTCGTCTCGTTGTTGTCAGGCTTCACTTCTTGGATGTTGAAGAACTTGCCGCGCTTGCGCATCTCGTGCTGAAGCAAGTCCATAAGCATAATCTGGGAGGTGACAGTTTCCAGCAGGATCTTATCGATGATTACATACTTGTCGACCAGCCGAAATATTTCTTCCACCAGCATCTGAGGGTTTACTTTGATGCCCTTCGCTTCGACGATATACACGTTGTTATCCGATAGAGTTTTAGAAACAACAATACCTGAATCGTCATTAGACTGTCGCATACGAAATGCGGGGTCAACGGAAATAAGAACGGGTGCGACAGGAAACTCGTTAGCCAAGAGAGAACCAGGTTGGAGGGCGAAAGGCTGAAACCATTCCCGTTTGAATTCGAGCAGGGAGTCATCCATTGGGTCGTTGAGGTATTGGCCATAAAATTTTCCTTTGTTGCTACTCTTCAGTCGCTCGATGCTCTCAAGCTTAATGCCGTTAAGCAGGGCGGCCTCACGCTCTTCTTCGGTGATGCAGATGGCTTCGGGGAAAATGACTTTGCCGCGTTCGATAACCCTTCGGATGTAGAAGTCGAATCCAGGGAGCATCTAGCCTTTCTGCTTCAAAACGTCTTTGAGCTTTTGGGCAATTTGCCGGAGGGTGAAGGTGGCGCCAGCCGGTTGGTTTACAAACAAGGCCTGGGCCATAACCATCAATTGTTTCTTCTTGGTCTTAGACATTTAGCAGTTGCCTCCAGTTCTTTCGTTCTTCGGGGGTGTTGATGGGGTGGCCGTTAATGCTGCGGCTCTCGTTCTCAAGTAGTTCGCCATAGAGGTCACCATTCGAGTAGCGCGTTCCGACGACAATCACTTTGCCGCCAGAGTCGAGAAGGGGCAGACAGTCCCGGAAAGAATCGATGGTTTTGCGGGTCTGATCCGCGGTGGTCGTGTTCTCTGGCGTCACTGGGTCGTCAAAGAGCAGCTTTGAACAATGGGTACCGGTCTTGCCGCCGTCCAGGCCGCCCGTGCGCACCGACGGGTTCTTGTTGGTTAGAAAGTTCTTCTGGGCAATGTCGATCTCTTCCAGGGTCCAGCGGCAGTTGGAGGAACGGAACTCACCGAATATGTCCTTCAGGGAAGAGACAGTGAGGATGTTCTTGATGTGGTGAAGCAGGTCCTTCGCCAGCCCCCACTTGGCGGAGTAGATGCCAAAAGTCTCATTTGGATCTCTTAAAAGCTGCTGCACCGTCCAGCAAACTGAGATGATGGTGGACTTCTGGTGTCCGCGGGGGACCAAAATGCCTTTGCGGTCGCCAGGTCCCTCTATTGCTTTCACCATGCCGCCATGCAGCTCATCATTCCAGCGGGTCATGCCCAGCACGTTCACAACCAGGAATTTCAAGTCTTCAAGACAACGCTGCTTTACAACAGATCTATTGTCTGTCATCTCTATTCCTTCGTTTAAGGGGCCTGGCTTGCGTTTTGCGGGCCGATAACAGCTTTTGTGTCTCTTTGTACTGTCTGACCCTCTCAATCTCTTCTAGGATGTCCTGGCGCGTGTTCTGACCGTTTGGATCGTAGCTCACTGTTTGCTCCCTACCGCTTTGTCGTATAAGTCGTCAATCACTGAAGTGTCCCGCTCTTTCTTGGGAACTGTACGGGCACCGGGTTTGTAGGCCTCCGGGAAATGGACATCCAACCAGATCTTGGCTTTCCTGCCATCACCGTCTAAACCGGCTTTGTACAGTGTGCTCTCTAAATCGTGGCGCATCTCCAGTAATGTCTGTTTAAACGCCTTGTTGAATATCAAGTCTTTTCGGAGGTGCAATTCGATAATATCGAAAGAATAGCCCAAATCGCGAGCAGCTTTTGACTGATTACCATGGAGTTTCAGGGCCTTCAGAAACTTGGTTTTCTCGTAGGCGGAGAATGTATTCTTTTCATTTTTTTCTAAAAAGCCGGTTGCCGTGTCTGCGATGTAACCGATCAATTCATCCATTTGAGGCCTCTCAATTGTTTTTTTGTATTTTATATGCGTTATATGCGTTTAAAATGAGGGTTAGAAGTAATTAGGCCCCCCGATGGGCAAATGGCTTGATAATCAAGGGAAAAAAAGAATGCTTTTCCGTGCATTACCGCCTACGCTGCCTCTATCAGGCAGAGTTGCTAGTGCTGATAGGTTGAATATCAGCCTATTTCGTGGGGTTAGCAGAGCGTTGCTCAACGGATGATCGACAACGTGGGTGCAAACAGGGAAAATCTATAGCGAAAACGGTGTATATGCCATTATTTAGGGTATATATGACGTAATGGGGGGATAATATGCGGTATATATGGGCTACGTTGCTCGGTTGCCCTGTCACAAGCGGATTACCCGTATTAGGCGACTTACATGGATTAGGCGACTTACATGGATTACATGAATTACACGTGTATTCCTATCCTTTTATTAATCGTGATAAGGCGACTTATCCGTTATAACGTTTGGGCGTGTTAGCCCTTTTCCTCTTACCAGGATAAGAGACTTATCCTATTAAGAGTACATTGTGTAACCTAGTTGACCTATCAACTAGTGAGTGGTGATGCGGTATCCCAATCGGGACATCCTGGTAACGGTAGACAGTCATAAGGGCTCAAAACGCGTCTATAGATCCGTGTTTATTGGTGGTCTTCCCACTCTTTGTTTTGTTTAGCCTCGAAACAACCGTAAAGAGGTGTAGGTGGTGGTTTTTCCTCCCCCCCTACTAATTAGTGCGGAGAAACGACAGAGTTATATGATGGTTTCAGCTGAATTCGCAAAATAAGTCGTAAATGTGCATTATAATGCTCTGATTGATGAAATAGTTTGAAAATAGATCGAAATAGCCCTTGTAATTGGTGAGTAGACATGGTAGACTAGTTGTATGAACAAAATAGAGAATGACCAGGGAGGCCGCAACATGGAAACGATCATCAGAATTGAAACAACCGCTAACGGATTTGCACACTGGATTCGTACCAATTCGGGAATCGTCATTATCGAATTCGTGGAAGGTAAATAATATGAAATACCAAACGGAATGCACAACTGAACATGTTACATGCGGTGAATGTTACCGCTGCCATGCCTGCATGGTGCTGTTATGAAGTTCGAATACCGACTGTTTAGCGCAATTGACGAACTAGATCGTGTAATGGCCGGCCGTTGGTTGCGGTTGGCGGTATACCAGTCATTTGGGGAGAATATGGAGGTAACGCTATGAAGTTCGAATTAGCCGCAAAACGACTGACGTCCGCCGAGGCATTGTACCTCAAACACGCGGGACGCCTGCAGGGCACAAAAGTCAGTGTTGGTTGGGCTAACGGCGAGCCAGTTTTGCATATCCGGGACTACGAGTTCGCGACGTTCGATAAAGCGCTTTTGTTTCTACAACACACAAATACCGAATTGGAGGGACCGATATGAGCTGCGACAACCTGTTTGCCGACCTGATAGAGGAAATGCGGGGAGATCCGATGATGACGCGCCGACCCGGAGCGACCATATGATGCAGTTTGTGAGAGAAATTCCGGAGAGCCTGATCGTGCAAAAAAACATCACGGACCTAGAGCAGTTTGGTTTTACTCTGGTCTGGACTGCGGATAGCGTGCTGGTCTACGCAGACGTGCTCGACACCCGACTACAGTCGATAGACGTCCAACGGGCAGCGTAGGCAAAATATATTAAAAATAGCCCTTGTAATCGGTGAGTAGACCTGGTAGACTAGATCAACAAATAATTCAGGGAGGGAAATAATATGCTGACCTACAAAATTACGACGGACGAGGCGGAGAACTACAACCAAACAAAAAAATTCGGAGTCATCTCCGAGGGCTGCACCGGAGTTTGGGGCCAGGGCGACACGATGGAGGACGCCGAGGCCGAGGCGATTACACAAATACGCATCGCATTTCCCGATGCAGAATCGTGGGACGACAAACAAACCGACGAGCAGTTGCTCGCTGATTGTTGGGTATACGAAATTGAGGATGCGCTCGAGGAATTG